AACTCAATCCGTATCCACAACAGCATTGAATTGGGCACCGCGCCCTTTGGTATTACCAGCTCAGATGATATCACTTCCGCTGGCTTAAATCTCTGGTTTCGGCACAGATATTCGAGGTTTATTTCGTATCTATCCATCAGGCGTGATTATCCCGCTTGGAGCCTCACCCATGACGACCTTGGCACCAGCGTCCTCGAACGTGCCCCTGAGTATCTGCATCATCTGGAAGATCGTGAACTGAGCCTCACTCAGTTCCTCCACATCGGTCGGTAGCACCTCACCCTCATCGAGGTCCCAGTTGACACCCCACTCCAGCGCAGCCTCATCCTCCTGCCCCTCAGCGTCCTTCACCATCAGGTATACGGTTCTTGGTCTCACTTCTTCACCTCTTTGAACTCGCCCTCAGCTGGTGGGTTGTGCATGATGCCGACGAACGATTGCTTTAGTTGTGCCAGCTGTTCTGGCGTTGCGTTCTTAAATGGATTTTGCCCACCAGTTGTGAGCTTGAGTTTGTCATCGAAGATGCCGAAGTGCCTGCCCATCTGTTGCAGTGCGCTGGCTTTTTCTGCGAGCACGTAACTGTAGTTCTTAATCCAGTGCTTCACTACCTCACCATTCTCGATGACGGTGATCTCGTGCATGTTGTAGGTGACCTTCTCCACGATGGCTCGCTGCTCATCTGTCAGCTCATCAGGTGACTTGTAGATGAACTCACCGGGATAGTGCGGGTCCTCTTTCAGGAAGCTCACGCGATCGGTGAATGCGATCTTGGCATACTCATTCACCACGTCCGTGGCTGACTTGTCGGCTGTCTGGTTAAGCCTCTCCCTGAAGCGCTTTATCTCAGCGATAACGTCCGGCTTCTTCATCAGGTTGTGCGCCATCTGGCTGGCGTATTTGTCTGAGTAGTCCGCACCACGAGCGGCTTCTTGGATGCTGCCGCACTGAGCATACAGCTCCGCGAACTTTCGCTGCTTGGGTGTCATGAAAGCAGTGTACCTAACCCACTGAGATAGATAAAGTTACCACTTAGTGTGAATTTTTTATCACAAAGTGCTTGACTTCCTGTGGAAGTGTCCCTATAGTGCAGTCCATAGCCGAGGGAGACACCCCACCGCTGGCATCCGAATGGATGGACTGGATAAAGTCAACGCGGGTCTCCCTCACCTTTTACAGGAGACAGACAATGAACTTTTTTAGCAGATTTATTTTCTGGGTAGCGCCAGAGCACCGTGAAGCGAAGCTCGCTTACATCATGGGTGCGAAGACCCTGACAGGCTTCATCCGCGCAGTAGGACCCAGTAAGGAACTCATCGAGAACGCGATCGACACGATCCTGACTGAGATGGGACTGAACAAAGAAACAGCCCTCCGCGCCATAGCAAAGCACTGGGGCATGACAATCACCGTAACAAACGCGCACTGCAACAACACGCTGCGCAAGTAAGGAGAAAGACAATGACACACTCAGTAACAGACTCACATGTAATAGACGCAGGTGGAAGATTGCACTGGATCGAAGAAGATTTCCGCGACATCAAGACAGGCGACAAGTTTGTAATCACCTATGGTGGACGCTGGTCAAGCCCGACAACGTACAGTAAGCCAAAGCGGGTTACCCGACACACGGACCTGACGTTCTGGCTCGAAGGAGACGAGGAAGGCAAGGAGGTTCGCGTAGCCAAGACCAACGGCAAGGTTCACGGCAACAGGTACAGCAGCAACTATGCTAAGCCTTACACCGACGATGAGACACAGTCATGAATGAATACGACAAAGAACAATTGTTCAGGCGCGGCATCATTGCTGCTAAATCATACCTCCGTGACGGATACCTAAGCCCCGGTGGAATACCAAAAGACAAGCGGCCGATTGATAAAAAACTCGAACATGCCGTACTTGAGACATGGGCTGAAGTGGTTTGGGTAGCAAACAACAACGCATACACGCCCCACTACTGGAAGATGCAACTGCTCGAAAAGGCTAGCGAGGAATCTTTACCCCCTTCGACCTAGCCTCATCCAGCGCAGAGGAAACAGAACTATGAAAAAACGATACGAAAAAACTGCCAAAAATATCATCCGTAAAGCAAAATCCATGCTCGAAAAATTGCCTTCTCGGGAACCTGCTCGTAACTTCTACCTTGGCAAAATAGCTGCCGCTGAAGAAATACTCAAAGCATCTAGCCGCGAGGAATCCTTACCCCCTTCGACCTAGCCTCATCCAGCGCATAAGTAAGGCCGCAATGACTGTGGAGGTGAGGTTGACTTCACCTCCATAGTCAGGTACAATGGGTTGTTCGCTTGGATAGGAGAAGACAATGTACAACCTCATGAACTATCACACTGAGCACGGCAACAAGACCGTGCTGGTTGGACCGAAGGGTCGCAAGCTGGTCCCCATCCTGATGATGGAAGCCAGCGGACTCACAGTAAGGAAGGTGCCGCTAACAGAAGAGCGCTACCTGCGTGAGATTCCACTGCCACCCCACTCGCGAGGTATCAAAACTGTCGCACGACGCTTTAAGTCGTTCGGCGCACGAACTGGAATGACGAAGGCAGCTAAGTCGTTCCTATCTAATCTCAATAACGCTGCGTAGGAGAAAACAATGAACCTTAATCTGGAAGCACTTGGAGTAACGAGAGAGTCCCTAGTACAAGCCATCTTGAAAGAAACCGGCTTGACACCAGAGGGCGCAGTAATCGCACTGGCAGAACAGCTCGGCGTGGACATCATGAAAGCCGACGACTATCAGCCTACAGCTGCATCACTGTCGAGCGGTGATGAGGTCCTCACCTCGGAAGGTGCAGCACGAGCTGCCATCCTGACAGAGAGTGAGATCGGTACGCTACGAGAAGCCGCTGCTATACAAACTCGTCTCTTCAATTAAGATGCACGCCCCACCTGCAATCCTGCGGGTGGGGCTTTTACTTGAAGGAGAGAGGAATGAGTAGCTGGTATGGAATGCACCAGCGTGACAATCGGATTTGGCTGAAGCGGTTCATGAAGCACTTCGAGCTGACGCGACCACAAGTCGCTAAGTTCTGTAGCGTGAACCTCAGCACGGTTGATCGCTGGCTGGTCCCTCCAGATCGAGCAAGTCACAGGAAGATGCCCAACATGGCACGCGACCTACTGACCTGCTTAGAAAGCAAAGGGGCTATTGAAAAAAGTACTTGACTTCCTATGGAAGTTACCTAATAATACGAACATCTACCGGGGTTGGCCCGGTATCAAATGGAGAAAACAATGAAACGAGGAATGAATCTTGAGAGCCTTCTCACCACGGTAATCGAGCAACGCGATAGTAAGCGTGACTTCGTAGCCGACACCAAAGAGTCCATCTCGATGGTTGCAGCTGAAGACATGCCGAACAAGGTTGCCCTTGTATTACTCAAGGAAGGTGCATCAGAGCTGGAGCGCTTCTCGATCTCGGAGAACTGTCACCGACAGATCGCTGGACGCTTGCAGATTCCCCTGAAGCACTACTTCAGAATGCTTGAGGACTACCGTGACCTGATCGTTAATGAGGTCAACGCAATCTTCAAGAAGGAGCCGCAAACACGGCTGCTGCGGACACTGGATGGAAAGGCTCGCGCCTTCTTGTCTAACCGCTACCGCACGATCGATAACGATGAGGTTATCGAGCAGGTGTTGCCACCTATCGTGCAAGGCGACGTGCCCAGTCAGCTCCTTAGCTCGAATGTCTCGGAGAACTCAATGCACATCAAGGTGCTGTTCACTGGCGACAATCTGGCTCAGGACCTTGGAGAGCTTGCTCGACCGCAGAACCATATCGGTGGTCAGAGCAACGGATCGACCCGCGACATCATCCGTCCGGGCGCAGTCATCAGCAACAGCGAGACTGGGCACGGCAGGCTGAGAATCGACGGCTTCTTCTACCGGGACTACTGCCTCAATGGTTGTGTCTACGGCACAGAGGAAATCTTCAGCTACAAGCGCAACCACGTTGGTGGGAAGCTCGAAGCTGACGGCGACTTCCGGGTGTTCTCTGACGACACGAAGCGCAAGCAGAATGAGCTGATCATCGCTGAGATTACTGACGCGATGGAAGCCCTGACCAGCGAAGAGAATGTCGCCAAGATGGGCGAGAAGCTCCGCGCTACGAAGGAAGGCGCTGTGGTAGAAGACACCTTCGCCGCTGTCGATCAGCTGGCTAAGGAAGTTGACATCCGCGACGGCGAGAAGGAAGACATCATCAGCAACCTGCTGACCGATGGCGACTTCAGCCGGTGGGGAATGGTCAACGCTGTCACCAAGATCGCGAACACTGAGAAGGTGGACTACGACCGGGCATGTGAGCTGGAGAACATTGGCTCACAACTGATCGACCTGCACACCTCGCAGTGGAACCGAATCGCCCAAGCCGAAAGGATTGCGGCGTAACTGGAGCGGGGGCACGCCGAGTATCGCTGACTACAGCGGGAAGCGGAAGCCCCCAATCCCTTCATCAAGAAAGGTAGAAAGCAATGTCAACAAAAATGAGACAGGTCTCTAAAGAAGAGTTTGAGGTTCTGACCAGATTTCATCCCGGCGAAGTCCGCTACTACGTGGACGTGAACCGCGCACTATCGACCCGTAGCAAGGGTGCCAAAGTGAATGTGAAGCGCAAGCCGATCAAGCGCGTAGGTAAGCAGGCTGCGAAAGGTGGCAATCGAGCTAACGCCTCGAAGTTCGTCCAGCTGACGACTAAGAATGCTGGCGCAATGCGACCGAATACATTGCAGTATGCGATTTACTGTGATGCGACTCGCGTCCTGAAAGAGGACCCCACCAAGGTGCTGAAGCGGAATGAGCTTACAGCTAAGCTGGTGGCGCGTAACCCGAACAACGACAAGGACACCCAGATCGTTCCCACGATCTCAGCCTTGATCAAGAACGGCTACCTGCGCTACACAGGGGAAGCCAGCCAATAAGACTGGCAAAAAAATGGGGCGCTGCCGTGAGGTAGCGCCCCTAATTGGTTCTGAAATGAAGAAAACAATGACTTTGCAGAACTGACTATCTCACAATCTCCACCTCAATGCCATACTGAGCCTCGACCACTGCGATCTTCAGCATTGACAGCTTGGTGTCGAAGCCCTTCACATCCTCATAGCGCTTGCGGTCCTGCTCGATGTCGTAGTAGCAGAAGTCCACCCAGTACGAAAGCTGTCGCCCAGCCTTACTAAGCACTGCGCTGTCGCCGCAGGAGAGCGGCATCACCACCTGACAGGCTAGGTCCTTGATCACCCCAGCCTTCTCCAGTAATGACAGCTCCTGATAGCGCTCGAACTCCCTGATGGAGTCGAACGTCATTCCCTCCCAGTGGACCTTCTTGTTTTTGTACTTGGCTGGCTTTTTCGGTTTGTCTCTTCCCACCGCACTGCCTGTGCGAAAATGTTGTATGGAAGTTGGTCGTTTACCCATATCAGATGATCCCATTGTCTGCCGAACCGTTCTTCCCATGTCTCCACACCCATGCCTGAGTCGATGCCCATGTCACCGATGTGGTAGTCGTCCTTCAGTGGTATCTGTAGGAACGGGTTCTGTTTCTGTCCTACACCTACGTGCCAGCCCATCTCTTTCATGGACCCACCATGGCAGTGGTGCAGCGTGATAAATGGATTGCGCGAAACTGCACAGCGCAGTTGTCTCAGGTTCTTCTCATGCAACGAAACGCTGCAAGTATTTTCGGGCATTCGTAGAACTCCCTGTCATCGCTCGTCCTGCGATCGAAGCGCTTACTCTTTATCCAGAACTGCTTCGAGTCTGGTTTGATTATAGCCACATGTGTCCGCTCTTTGTTGACGATGATGTAGGCGACCAGCGGAGCGGCGTGCTCCATGTCCACCTTGCGAACCTCATCGACAAATATCGTCGGGTACTTGTACGTCTCAGTGCAGACGAACGACAGGTTCTCCCGGTACTTGACCTCGATCCGTCCCTTTCCCTCGATGAAGATGTCGCCGTCATCGATGTAGTCCTTCCACTCACTATGGCTTGGTCTTATCCGTGTGGTCTGCACGTGCGCGTCACGACCCTTAGATCGTAACCACGCAGCCACCTGTACAGTAACCTCATGCGAGACCTTCAGGCTGCGCAGGAACTCTTCGTCGCTTGTCGGCATCAAAACGGCGCTCCCGGCCCAACCTCTTGTGTTGCCATGAAGGGCTTGTAGATTATCTCGTGATACCGCTGCCGCACCTCTTCGTTCCTGTCCAGCTCAGCACGTGATGTGATACCCAGCCTTGAGCAGATGTAGTGCCTTGCGACATCGTTGTAACCACCAACACGAGCTGTATCAGCCTGTGACTCGATCTCACATGACTCCCACTCACCGATGTCCTTGATGTATTGCCAGAATGCCTCGTTACCACAGAGCATCACTGCGCCGTAGCTGGGGCGCTGTGACGGCTTAACCGACTTCTTCTCTACCCTATCCCTCATCTTCTGGTCGATCGTCTCCTGATCGTCATCCAGCTCGACCAGAGCAACAACGAAGTGGTCCTTCTTCCGGTTGTATCCCTCGAACGGGTGGCCCATGCCGTCAGCACACAACCAGAACTTCACTGTGTGTCCGTTGGACTGGCTATCGTTCCAGCCTGCCAGCATCACCTCATCCTTGTAGACCATCGGCCCCTGACACTCATCCTCGATCTCGTAGCAGATCATGGCGAAGCGTGTCCCAGCTCGACCCTTCCTGCGCTTAGTGAACTTCTCGAATGGGTTGCGCTGCCCCTCCATGCCGGTCATTGGCAGCTTGAACGTCACGGTGCTGCCGTCCACGTCTGTCCACTTCGCTTCGTGCATGGTGACCTTGGCGTTGTATGCGATGCTCATGGTGCCCACCTCATCAGCTTCGTTCCGTATGTACCAACATCTGACAGGTCTTGCAGCACGTCGAGCATATCCATCCCGATCACATTGGGCATGGTCACTACGGTCTCAACCTGCATCTTCTGCTTCATGTACTTGGCGCACTCGAAGGCAGCTGTCTGACCAGTGAACGAATGGTCATTGTCAGCCGCCACGATAACCTTCTTCACATGCCGTGGGATCGACTTGAACTCAGCCAGACCGTGAGCGCTGATTGTTGCCCATGCTGGATGACCAGTAATTGCCCACGCTGCCAGTGCGGTCTCGATTCCCTCAGCCAGCACGAGCGTATCGTCAGGCTCACCCAGACGCACGCAACCACCGACGATCTTCTCTATGGGTGGCATGATCTTCTTCTCCTTCGGCAGGATGCCAAGGTACGTCCTGTGAATCGAGATCGGCTCACCCTTGCTGTTGCGAATTAGTGCGACCATCGCCGGTCTATATGTACAGTTCTTCTCGTCATCATAGTGGCGCAGCTTGGTGCGTCCACGCAGGTCTCTGGCCTGAGCGATTATCTCAGTCGGTATACCCCTGCCCTTCAGATACTCAACCACAACCTCTGGGTGCTTCGAGTACCTCCACGTCTCGTTCAGTGAGTTCCTGCGCCTGTCGATGTCGCAGCTCTGCGTGAACGGCTCTGCCTCGATGTTGCCGACTATGCGATCAATGGCCTTAGCTGCCCCTGAGAAGTCCAGCCCAAGGACCTCCATGACCAGCTTAAATCCGTCGCCCGGTCCACAGTGATTACAGAACCAGTCTCCGTCGTTCCGGTTGTTATCATAACGATACCGATCTGTCCCGGCACAGATGGGGCAGGGACCATGTGTCCGAGATACCGCATCCTCACCAAGTAGTTCTGTGAGAATTCCATCCCACTTACCCTTGGCTGCCTGCTTTGTTGTCATTCTCATTTTGCTTCTCCATTTTTTTCGCATAGGCGATGTTGCGATGCCGGATGTATCCCAGCACCTCACCGCTCGGTTCTATTGGTCCATCCCTGTCGGGACTGAATGAGTTAGGCCACACATCGAACTTCGATCTGTACGTGTGAGCAACCCACCCATCTGATTTCTTTTTATCGATAGCGTAGCCGCGTAGCCCACGATACCACTCGCGCTTTTCTTCCATGGTGAAGGTGCGCTTCTTTGCAGTGCGCCGCTTCTCCATGCGCAGCTCCATCAGGTCACCGCTTCGTGACTCGACCCGCTTGCCTTTCTTCACTGGGACGTGACCGCAGTGCGGACAGGGCAGCTGCCCGGTGTACACGGTGGCGCACATCACGCATGTGATAGGATTCTTTTCATCGAGGTCCTTCTGTCGGTCGGCGTTTGTACTGTGCAACGCCTTGCCTTCCTCAAGGACCCAGTTGTGATCATCTTGGACAAAACCGTGTTCATAGACGTTACCGCTATGGTCGATGATTCTGGAGTCTTCCTTGTTGTCGGCTGGACGCAAGGTCCTGCCAGCCATCTGGAGATACAGGCCAAGATTCTTCGTCGGCCTCGCAAGCACACAAGCGCTCAGGCTAGGCTCATCGAAGCCCTCGGTCAGGACCGCATAGTTGCAGACAACCTGTATATCGCCTACCTGAAGTCCGGTTATGATTTGCTTGCGCTCTTCGAGCGGCGTGTCTCCATCTACGTGCGCTGCTTTAGTCCCCATCTTGACGAACTCGTCGCGCAGGTTAATCGAATGTTTGACGGAACTCGCAAACACTATAGTTGGCCTGTCCGCAGCAAGCCTATGCCAGTGTTCGATGATATCCCCAACCAATGACCGGCGATCCATTGCACGATCCAGATCAGCAGGGTCATAGTCACCGCCGCGAACCTTCACGCCAGTCAGGTCTGGTATCGTCGGCGCAAACGTATGAGGCTCAACCAGATGTCCGAGATCAATGAGTTCCTGAATCGTGGGGCACTGCACCATGTAATCGTAAACATGACCCAGACCTTTGCCGTCTCCACGAATGGGTGTCGCCGTCAGCCCAATGACAACCTGTTCACCGTAGTGGTTGATGAGCGTCAGGTACGTTGGTGCGAGCGAGCGGTGGGCCTCATCAACGATAACTACATCCGAATTGGGGAACGGCAAACGATCCGTTGTGATACATCGAGCTGCGATCGTCTGGATACTGGCGACCTGACAATCCGCTGCACCGTATGGATATTCACCAGCCATGAGGATGCCGTGATCGACACCGAACTTCTCCAGCTTGCCAGCACACTGGTAGATAAGCTCGCGGCGATGGGCAAGAAACATGGACCGGCGAAGTTTCTCCGCAGCAAGTTTTACGATCTGAGCTGCGATGACTGTCTTGCCGGAACCTGTGGGAGCCACGATCAGGATGCGCCGGTAACCTGCGCGGATCGCCTGTCGCACCTGCTCGATAGCTCGGTCTTGGTAGTCGCGAAGGACGAACATTAGCTCGCCTTTTTCGCTGCGCGTTTCTCTCTCATGCGCTCGCGATCGGCCTGCTTCTTTTGTTCGTGCGTAAGTCGCTTCGAGTACTCGCTATAGGTCGGTAGTTTCCAGCCCCAGTCACGATGCTCATCGAGCCTGACCAGTCGAGCGCCGCCCTCATCTTTGCTTCTGCTGAGTGGGTCTACTTTTTCGAGTTCCTTGATGCCCTTCTCGATCATCTCCAGCGGCAAGCCGGTGCGTCGAGCGATGGCGAACGGTGGAATATCTACAACGCCTTTTTCGTCAGCGAGGATGATGAAGTGAATCCATACCGTCATGACTTCCCAGTCTGCTGCGACGGTTGAATCGTAAATCTGCTGGAAGACTTTGCCGAATAGCTTGGTGCCCATTGTTGCCCCTTAGTTAGTAGGTACTAATAAGTTCTCTGGTATTGGTCAGGTGGTTCTATTTACCTCTACCTCTACCTCTACCTCTATATGGGCGACAATAGCGACATTTGCGACAGTCGTCAACCGTCGCGTTTTGTATAGTACATTGTGCGACACTCCGAGAGCGTAACGCTATGTCACGGAACGTCACGGATATGTCTCGGACAGTTATTTCGGGAAGATGTCTTTGATGTCGAGCGGGTAGTCGTTGCGTTGCGCAACCTCGATGATTCTGAGCGCGGCCTGCGCTCGTGGTTTGCTCTTGCCTTCCGTCTCCCAGACCCTGAGTGTGTCCACGTTCACCTCAAGCAGCTCAGCGAACGTGATGCGGTCCATGCGTAGCTCTTCGCGAAAGCGCCTGATGACATTGATGTGGGGTGGGATTGCGTCAGGACGTTCGTTCGGACCAAATGGATCAGGCATCACATTATTCTCGCTTTTTTAGGTTTATCAGGAAGGGGTAGAATTTTACCACTGAGTGTTGACTTTCACCAGACCCAGAGTACCATGCCCTGCCTGAGCCGGAGACATTGGGTTACCACTCCAAATCGTATATCCCACCGTCATTTATATGTTCAGGCTATGCCGCTGTCGCCCATGTTGGTTAGGGCACCGTGAGCGAACCACGTCCGCAAGGGCCGATGCCTCCACGGTTATCAAAAGTTCGATTCTTTTCAGTGGCTCCAAATTTATTGCGATAGGGGTTGACTTCCTACGTCAGTTGCTTACAATGCACGTTCGGTTGTTCGCAACATGCTCGTCAAGGCGAGCCGAGGAATAGACCGTTATCTGCTAAGGAAGGGCTTCGGCCCATAGTTACAACCCCCGGTGAAATGATAGCCGGGGACTTTTTTCGCCACGCTGAGTGGATCGGCGTGGCAACCGGACAATGCGAGCCGGTGAGTAAGATCGTTATCTTTGACTCTGAAATCAAACTGGCGAAAGCCGATCGGTCTCTCGTAACATGCTCGCGTTTTAGATTTGTGGACCGGATGCCAAGCGTTATCCTTGTAAGATAAAACAGCTGGGTAATTTGCACGTCCACTTTAGATTTTCGGGCCGGATGGATAGCGTTATCATCTTTGGGAGATCGAGGTCACTGGTTCGAGTCCAGTCGCCCACCCTACAATGGTGGGTGTAGCTCAGCTGGGAGAGCGCGTCATTTTCGCTGCCAGTAACATGCCCGTTTTACATGCTCGTGATGGACGAGCCGCAACAGGGGAAAAAGATGGATTATTCAAAGCACGTAAATACCAAGGCGACTCCACAGATGGAGCGCACACCCGGTCGTGAAAACGAAGTCGAGAACAGCGCAGGTGGATTCGTCCATGCTGTCTCTGACTGGGATCGACTGGAACGATTTCTTATCCTCGGCTCCGAGGGTGGAACGTACTACGTCAGCGAAAGCCGCCTGACCAAAGACAACGCGAACACAGTCATCGGACTGATAAAAACTGATGGTCTGCGCGTCGTCAACACGGTCGTGAAGGTGTCACAGGAAGCTCGTGCGCATAAGAACGATGCTGCCCTGTTTGTTCTCGCTGCCGCAGCGAAGCTGGGTAATGAGCAGACGCGCAAGTTGGCATTCGGCGTATTGACCGAAGTCGCTCGCACCGGCACTCATCTCTTCCAGTTCGCTCAGTTCGTTGAAGCCTTTGGTGGTTGGGGCCGCGCCACGAAGCGTGCATTCCAGCGCTGGTATGACGAGAAGAACAACGACAGGCTGGCTTACCAGCTGTTGAAGTATCGTCAGCGTGATGGTTGGTCGCACCGTGACATCCTGCGCCTTGCTCACCCGGTTACGACCGACGCAGGCAAGCGTGCAATGTTCGATGTGACGTGCCGCCCGGAAAGGCTGGAGGACATTGGTGTGATGAAGGCTCTGCCGGACATCTATCAGGGTTATGCAGCCGCCAATGGTATTGGCAACTGGCAGCATACCAATGAGCCGCACGAGCTGGTCGAGCAGTACAACCTGTCATGGGAGATGCTGCCGACCGAGTGGCTGAAGGATGAGGCTGTGAATAAGCAGCTGCTGTCTACGATGCCACTCATGGCGACGATTCGTCAGCTGGGCAAGATGACTGCCAATGGCACCATCAAGCCGATGACCCCTGAGCAGGCGATGGTCATGGATCGCATCAAGGATGACGAGCAGATCAAGCGCTCGCGCATCCACCCGATGCACTACTTGCTGGCACTGAAGAACTACGCCGCAGGTCAGGGTTTCCGTGGCAGCCTGAAGTGGCACGCTAACAACGCCATTCTTGGTGCTCTGGACATTGGCTTCTACAAGGCGTTTGCGAACGTAGAGCCGACTGGTAAGGCGTTCATGGTCGGCGTGGACGTATCAGGCTCGATGTCGTCTCCGATCTCTGGCTCGAACATCAGCGCCGCTGAAGCTGCTGGTGCCATGGCAATGATCATCGCTCGTACTGAGCCTGTTCACTTCATCCATGGCTTCACGTCAGGCTCAAGTCGCTACAGTTTCGGTCGTGATCAGGGAAGTCTGGAAGGCTTCGTTGATCTGGGTATCGGCTCGAACGACTCGCTGCCGGACGTGATGAGCAAGACGCGCAATCACAACTTCGGCTCGACTGACTGTGCTCTCCCAATGCTGTATGCCTCGGCAAACAACATCATGGTGGACACGTTCGTCGTAATCACCGACAGTGAGACTTGGGCTGGCAAGATTAAGCCGGTCGATGCACTGCGTCGTTACAGGCAGACCCACAACCCGAACGCTAAGCTCGTGGTTGTTGCAACGACAGCGACCGACTTTACGATCGCTGACCCGAACGATTCCGGCATGTTGGATGTGGTCGGATTCGACGCTAACGTACTCCCTGTTATCAGTGAGTTCAGTAGATAACATCCTTTAGCACCGAGTGTTGAAATTTCAGCACTCGGTGCTATAATTAAGGCAGACAGGACGAGCGAGCTGCAAGCAAGGCTACCCATGGCGACATGGGCTAGTGGTCGCAAGACCGAGCTGGTTAAAACCCAGCGTTCTGTCATTTATATGCGCCGGTTGTCGGCGTTTCACGATAGGAGAACAGCATGTCCCTCACGAAGGCACAGCTCGAAGAACGAAGAACAGGGGTAGGTGGCTCAGACGCTGCCACAGTACTGGGTATCAACCCGTACAACACTCAATACGAACTCTATCTCGATAAGCTGGGCGAAGCCCCACCAGAAGACGCAGACTTCCTCAAGGAGTCACGTTACTGGGGTTCCGTACTGGAGCAACCCGTGTGCGATCGCTACGCGGAAGAGACAGGTTTCAAAGTTCAACGAGCCAACCAACTAATCCGCTCGAAAGAGCACCCATTCATGATCGCCAACATCGACCGCAAGGTGGTCGGTGAAGAGATGCGCATTGGCTTCGAGGCCAAGACCGCAGCACGTCCCGATGGCTGGGGCGAGTCAGGCTCAGATGAGATTCCACCGTACATTATGTGTCAGGTGCAGCACTACCTTGCTGTCACTGGCTACGATGTCTGGGACCTCGCTGTCCTGATCGGCAATCGTGACTACCGTTCGTACAGGATCAACCCGATCCAGTCGATCATCGATGACCTGATCGAAGCTGAGGAAGAGTTCTGGGATCGCGTGCAGGCGAAGGTCGCACCCGAACCACAGTGGCAGTCCGCAGCAACGACACGTCTGATCAAGAACCTCTACCCCGGCACTAATGGCAACGTCATTGAGCTGCCAGAGACAGCACAGAAGTATCACGATGTGATGAAGGACGCTAATGAACAAAGACTCATCTTCGAGAAGGTC